CAGTTCCGAAAAATCTTCGAAACTGCGTGTTGATTCTGGTCTGAGTGACCCGACTTGAACGGGCGGCCTCTACCACCCCAAAGCACTAACCGGCAGCGGAAAATTGTCATAATATCGTGAAAATACAGTTCCTTAGCGTTTTTTCACTTCAAATAAAAATAAGATAAAATAAGAAAAAATGAACTGAATGTCGTACCAGTGTCGTACTATTTCTGATCGAATTTCAGCAATTTTCGGGTTGCTTCTACATCGTTATGGGCGTATCTCTTTCGCAACATTTCCAGATCTGCATGACCGAGAACATTTGCAATAGCAAACAAATTTGCACCGCTGTTGACCCACAGGGTTGCCCTAGTATGTCGTAGTTCATGCGGCTTCAAGATAGGCACATCAATTTTTTGCTTTGCATAGTAACTGTGCATATCACGCATAAACACATCATAATGCCGTCTGCTCCATGTTCTGGGGCTTTGTACGTTTCCTTTTCCATTACAAAACACAAATGTAGATTCGTGCTTTCGCTGCTTTAGCAGATCCACTACAAATTGATGCAACGGTATCAATCTGTCACGAAAATCATTCTTTGGCTTCCCGATTACGACTTCCATTTTTCCGGTTACAGAATTTTTGACATCTGTTACACCATGCTGTATGTGCAATGTCATTTTTTCCATATCAATATCATCCCATTGGATTCCTAACAGCTCTGAGCGTGTAATGCCATAAGATAACATTAGAATAATATCTAACCCATACCGGTGACTTGTTGCATATCGCATGACAAGATCACATTGTTCTTGTGTATAGGTGCTCTTTTTCGTTTTTTCTTTTTTGCTGATTAGCTTAATGCTATCACATGGATTTTTATGAATAATATCATTTTGCACGGCAGATTCAAATATTTTATGCAAGATCATTTTGTGTATCTTCATTGTTTCTAATGAGTAATCATGCTGTATACTGTTAAAATAATTCTGTATATCAATCTGTCGGATTCGATTCATTCTAGCAGACTTAAAATATGGAATCAGGTGTTTCATGACAGGAATGCAATAATGAAAGTCATAAGTGCTGTCCTTAACCGTCCCTTTTAGAGATTCCAGAACTTTTTCTGCCCACGCAGAAAAAGCAATGTCATTTGACTGCGGTGTTTCTCCGGTAATGTCATACACAGCCTGATCTACTTTGAACTGTTCTGCTTTGGCTTTGGCAGCTTCCTTACTGATTTTACTGTAGAATGATTTTCGGATTGGTCTGCCCATGGGATCATGTCCGATCGTGACTTTAACTTCATAAATACCGTTTACACGGTTGGGCTTTTCCTTTTTCGGTCTGCCCATGCAATCACCTCATTCCTCCATGCAATCATACAACGTTGCGCCGTTTATAACGGACAACAGCACTTTGTCACTGCTCATGTCATTCATTACATTGATGCAAATAGATGCGTTGATGCCATATTCTTTTGATTTTTCATATAGAGCATCGCTTGTTTGTTCTATACCAGACCGCAACTCATTCCATTTCTGAGTGTCCCCGGTCAGCTTAGACTTTGTCACATCTACAACGATGCCGTCTGCCGTCAGATTGATCGTGTAATAATTCAGATCACTGTCATACTGTACAGATACATCAGACAACCCCTCTTGATTTTGAAACGAATCTTCCAAGATGCCCCGAAACAGCTCCGGAGAAATCACACCACTGTCAGCCGGCTGTTCCGCTTCTGAACTGGACTGTGGCTTTACAGCAGCATCATTTTTGCTTTTTCCGTTAGAAAACAGCATACACAGCACTGTGATCACAGCGGCAACTACAACAATAACGACCAGACAGCCACACCCGGCACCCACTTTTCGTCCTGACGAATGGTGGGATTTTTTATGCCGTTTTTTCGACTTATCCCATTGCCAGTCATCCGGATCCGGAAGATTCGGAGCGATAAAGTCTGGCTGCGGAGCTGGGAATGCTTTGCCGCAGTTGGTACAATGCTTTGCTCCATCCTCATTTTGTGTGCCGCACTTCATGCAGTATTTCATATTTACCCCACCTATATTCAGATAAGCTTGTCAAAATAAATCCAACAAGCTTTTCGCACCAAATCTTCTGTAACATCAAAATATTCAGCAAGCTGCCACACTTCACAGTACCCTTGTTCCATAGCTGCTTCCATCTCTGATTTTGGCAAGAGCTTTTCACAAGCCCATCTGTCAGCACGATATTCGTGGCGACTGATCAAATCAAAGTTGCTCCAACGATTATAAAATGCACCCTGTGTGCAGTGACCCAGCTCATGAGCGAGCCGGGTCTTTTTTTCTGCATTGGCTGGCATTTCGCTGTCGTCCATGCCAATATAGCAATCAAAATCATCTGTCTGTATCGACAAGGATTTTGTCTTTGGAAGCGGAAACGGTATGACTTCTATATTTTCAACGTCTGCAATATGATATAGATCATCGAGGTTCATTTTTTATCCTTTCGCTTATTTTCCTCACGCAGCTTGACCATTTCAGCAAACTGCTTGACCTCTGCATACATTTCATCGGTGATTCCCTCAGCACCGTGGAATAAGGCAAATTTGATGTCGTTTTCCGAAACTTCTTTTGAGTGGTCTAATTCCGAACCGCCAATCAAATATTCTACAGTCACGCCAAAGTAATCTGCTATTCTTTTCACGGTTTCAATATCTGGCATTCTATTTCCAGTTTCCCACATGGCAACTGTACTTTTAGACACGGAAAGTGCTTCAGCTAAATCTTTTTGATAAATTCCATTTTGTTTTCGTAGTTTTTTTAGTTTATCGCCAATCATGATGTTCACCACCTGTGAATATTATATCACACATTGTGACTTCGGTCAAGGAAATAAAGCTTGTTTTTGTGCAATATGTAGAAAAATCACAAAAAGTGATATTTGCATATTGACAGTTCACTTAAAGTGATTTATAATAAAATTGTCAGATCACGAAAAGTGACTTTTATGTGAGGTGATAATTTGACTGATATTAAAAAAATCCGTGAAAAGCGTGGAATTTCTCAAAAAGAACTGGCTGCAAAATTAAATGTATCTCCAAGCACAGTTTCTCAATGGGAAAATGGATTGAGGAATCCAAGCCTAGTAAATGTAAAACGAATGTCAAATATTCTACACTGTACTACGGACGAAATTCTAAGCTCTGTTGTAGAGGAATTTGATGATTCTAAATTTCATGGAACTAAAACTGAAAAATGGATAGATAGCTGAAAGGAGTTTTTATGAAGAACATGACTGATGAACAAGTAGAAATGGAGATTCAAAACCTTCGTGATTCTGACAATGTAAAGCTTGCACAGAGAGAGCAGCGAATCAAGTACAAACGCCGCCAGTATCTGTATCAACTTCGGTACTACGAAAAAAGAGGAAAGCAGCTTGCCGAACTTGGTGCAACACTGGAAAACTTAGAAGAATTTCTCTATGGGGAGGTAATTGAAGAATGAACAGGATTCCATACATCAAACCCGTATTCCTGTGCAATCCAGAGAAGAACACCATTTGCAACAAAGCCATTTGTCAATCCGGATGCCGGTACACAACACACCAGCAATTTGCACAGCTGGACAAGCACGGAAGTCCCATACAAGCGGACATTTTCAAGGAAGGAGCAGGACATGAAAGCAGAAGAAAAGATTCAATCATTTTTGGAACAGGACAATGAAAAGATCTCCGAGATCATCGAAAAATACCCCAGACAAATCCCGGTTGCAGTTGTGGCAGAACTGTTTGGCTGCCATGCCGACAGTGTTCGCATGGCGTTGGAGCAATCCAGTGTGTTCGGTTTGGGATTCCGGCAATCCGGCAAACTAAACCGTGCTTTTGTGATTCCAACCGGCGTATTCGTTCGGTGGTATTTGGGGGTGTCTGCATGAAGTGGATTGACATGAATTGGATTGAAAGGAAATGGATATGTTTATCAAAACAAAAGGTATGAGCTTTAGAGAAATCACGCACATAGCTGTATTATATCCGGCTGTGCTGTGTAAGTTTGCCGGCGGTGGATATGAAATTTGTACCGTAGACTACGACTGTGACAGAAATGGTGAAAACGCTGTCATGAAAGGTTATCCGGTCGGCTGGAACACTAGAAACAGCGGTAGAATTGTTGACGCTTACAAGGTAGTTTTTGATGAAAAATCGGGAAATATCAGTAACTGGCACGGTGACTACACGGACGAAACAGAGCCAGAAGAAGACGAACGCTGTTACATTTTAGTCGAGCAGAAGAAATACGGACGTGCAAATTACCATATATGGCAATCGGTTTACCACACAAAAAACGGTTTCCCCGGGTGGTCGCAAAGTTCCGAATTGTCGGTTCTGGGTTTTATGCATATCCGGAAAGACGGTATGCCGTTTTGAGTTTTTCCGTCCTGAGCATGACGTAAAACCGCTCTCCACTGCCCCGAATGGGGCTACCCTCCATTTTTTTATCTCCCCTATGCGGCGGTACTGGCAGCCGCCGCAAAAACAGAGATGCCGTCCTATCTTGGGAAAGA